TTTTAAAGCTACTAAAGAGTTTGGTGAACCTGGATTTTTCTTTGCTGATTATTATGACACGCTATGTAATCCATGTTGTGAGATTTCATGGATAACAAAACACTTTTACAAGAAAAATGATCCAGAATTAGCCAAAGCTTTGTCATTATATGAAGGACCAATAACAACAAAAGAGTCATGCAAAGACGATATGCCAGCAGACGAAGTTGGTCTTTCTGGTTGGGGATTTTGCAATTTATCAACAATCAATGGAAAAACCGTTACATCGGAACAAGACTTCTATGAAAGATGTGCTGCTGCTGCCTTTATTGGTACATTACAAGCATCTTTTACCAATTTCCCATACTTGGGTCATGTGACAGAACTTATTGCTCGTAAAGAGGCATTATTGGGCGTTTCAATTAATGGTATGCAACATCACCCTAAAATACTATTAAACTCAACAATTCAGCAAAATGGGGCAAAAATAGTTAAAGACACAAACAAAAAGTACGCAGAAATATTGAACATAAGTCCTGCTGCAAGAACAACTTGTATAAAACCAGAAGGTAATTCTGCTGCTTTGTTAGGGTCTGCTTCTGGTATTCATCCAGATCATTCTAAAAGATATTTTAGAATTGTTCAAGCTAATCAGATGGAATCTCCTTATCAGCACTTTAAAAGCATTAACCCTCAAGCATGTGAAGAATCGGTATGGTCATCAAATAAAACAGATGATTGCATAAGATTTTGTGTACAAAGCCAAGATGGAACAGTACTTAAGGAAGACATAGATGCTATATCTATGCTTGATGATGTTTTATCAACCTATAAAAATTGGGTTGTTGCTGGAAAAAACGAACATCTTTGTGTTAGAAAAGAACTAAACCACAATGTATCTAATACAATACATGTAAAAGATAATGAGTGGGATAAGGTAAAAGAATACATTTATAATCATCGTGTAGAACTTGCTGGAATATCTCTTATAGCTGCTACTGGCGACAAGGATTACAATCAAGCTCCATTTACAGCAGTTTATTCAATTGAAGAGCAAATAACCAATTGGGGTTTTGAAGCTACGGCTAAGGCTTATGAAACTTACCCAAAATTTTCTGAATATAATTTTAATTCTTTATGGGATGCATGTTCATGTGTTCTTGGCTATTTTGAACCAAAAGACGATAAGCAAAAATCTTGGAAAACTATGGTGCAAAAATATGCAGATGAGCATTTTTCTTCTGATGTTAAATACGCTACTTATGCACTTAAAGATGCTTATAATTTAGATTTGTGGAACAAATTAATAAACAATTATTCTGATGTTAATTATTTAAATGCTTTTGAAAATAGTGCTACAATAAACATTCAAGGAGAACTTGCTTGTGCTGGTGGAGCCTGTTTAATATAATGTCAAAAAGAATTGCAAAGATTTCAAAAACTAAAAAAGCAAAATTGGTGAAAAAAAATGCCGAAAAAAGGAAAAGTAAAAGGCATAGGTTCCCCTTTTAATCTTAGTTTTTCAAGTTGTTCAAACAACAGCCCAAAGCTTTTTGATTGGTCTAATGAAGATTCAGATTTTTCTGTTTTCATGGATTATTCAATTCTTGATTGTTACAAATACCCAAAAGTTAAAAATGTTCCTAGATTTGGATGGTTGTGTGAATCTATAACAATATTTCAAAACTTGTATGATAAAATAAAATATGATTACAAAAAAATATTCAACGATATAGATTACATATTTACTTCTGACGAATATTTGCTTTCTTTAGATTCAAGATTTAAATTTTGTTATTCGTGCAGCAATATTCCTTGGTCAAAAAAAGAAAGTTGGAACATTTATAAAAAAACAAAAATGTGTTCAATGATATGTTCAAATAAGTTAAGTTGTAATTTTCATGCTATTAGACAAAGTATAGCAAAAAACAATGTTAAAAAATTTGATTTGTTTGGCGGTTTTTTAAATTCGCCTTATACTGGTGAAAAATATGATGGTTTCTATAAAAAAGATAATGCACTAAAAGACTATATGTTTACTGTTGTTATTCAGAATAATAATCAACCATATTTTTTTGCTGAAATGTTAACAGATTGTTTTTCATTTGGAACAATACCTATTTATTTAGGTAATCCTAAAATAGACTTGTTTTTTGATTCAAATGGAATAATATCTATAGGTTCAGAGGAAGATCTTGATAAGATTGTTCTTAATGAAGAATTATATTGGTCTAGGTTTGATGGTGTAAAAAACAATTTTCAAAAATTGCAGACAATGGAAATGAGCGATGATTATCTTTATCAGCAATGTTTAAAGCTTATGGAGGTTTAATATGTCTTTATTTAATATTGGTGATATAGTTGCTTTAAAATCTGGTGGAATGCCAATGACGGTTGTTGCTTTTGGAGAAGAAACAAAAGAGGTTTTAGTTGTTTATTTTGATTTGGATGCTAATGTTATGCGAGATGGTTTTCCAGCAGAATCATTAGAGTTTACAGAAAATAGATGGAAGATGAAATATTGTGTTGATATAAACGAAGAAGATTATACAGATGATGAGGAATTTTAATGCCATACTATGAATTTTCTTGTGGGTCATGCGAATACAGTTTTGAGATTAAGCTTTCTTTTTCTGAAAGTCATCCTAAAGATTGTCCAAAGTGCAAAAAAGGAAAAGTAAATCAGGTTTATGATGGAAACACCATTGTCTGTATCAAAGGTGGAGATACAATAGGTCAAGTAGGTGAAGCTAATTATAAGAAAGCTGGTGGAAAAATTAAAGAACACATGGCTAAAAAACAAGAATTGAAAGATTCAAAGTTGCCTTGGTGGAGATCAGGAAAGGTTACTGGATTAAGCAAAAAGGATAAACCTTTAAACTTATCTAAAATTAAAGATGTTAAAAATTACATAGAAACAGGAGAAGAATAATGGCTTTAATTCCTAAAGCTGGAGAAGAATCACCTCATACAGCTATAGTTAGAATACATTGGGAGGTTCTTCCAATCAGTTCTGATGGTTCATACGGATCAAATCAACCAGTTGATATTGGTTTAATATTGCTGAGAGCAGATGGAACTTCTTTTCAAGAAGCTAAAGTTAAACTTGAATCTTTTTTGAATAATTCTATTGATGACAAAAATTTTGCACATATTTGGAAAAGAGGGCAGTCATCATGAAAATTGAAGATCATGGAAATCTTATTATAAGCTGTAGTAATTGTAATAAACCACTTGTTGATTTATTTATAACTAATACAGACGCAGATATTTATTGGAAATGCGTTGCAGAATGCTGTTATTGTGGCGATAAAAGCTTTGTAAAAGATGTTAAAGGTATTTTTAGACCAGGTGGATGCGTTACTGTAGACAGAGAAAATCCAGATTTTTTTACACAAGACACTCTTTTAACAGATATTGTTACTGAAGAAAATAAAATAATATTCAAAACACAGAAAGGAAAAAAATAATGTTTTCTGTAATTGGGTTTGATAAAAATGGTAAAGAATGCGATCATGAAAACTTCTTGTCTCTTGCTAAAAAAAGCACTGATACAGAGTTGAAGAGTGAAAAATTTTGGGTTAAAGTTTGCACCAATGGAATAGATTCTGGAAAACTTTTTGATCCATCTTCAAACTTGCTAGAAGACTTGAAGCGTTTTGATAACCACACAGATAAACATAGATACTCATACAAAAGTGTAAATAGGGAATGTTTTAACTTTTACATTTCTTATTTATCAACCAACAACTCTTCTTTTTTAAAAAATGCTGAAAGGAATATATCATGACCAAAAAATCTAAAAATGCTCCCTTGAATGAAATTGAAATATATTTTATTGAGGGCAATTGTTCATCTATGTCTTTGGGTGATATTGCAGAAAAGCTTAGTAGAGATGTTGAATTTATTAAAGATGTTTACGATAAAGCTAGAACAAAAAAGTCTTTAACATTTCAAACGAAGCTTGGAAGCGTAGCTATGACAGCAGCACAATCTAGCAAAGGCGATGATATTGTTAGATCAAGTGAGAATGCTGCTTATATGAAAAAATTTAAAGACAGTATTCATAAAATATGATTTGCAAAACATACGACAAAGAATATTTTGAAGATAAGACTTGTTGGGCAGTAGAATTGTCCAATGGTGAAACCGTTTATCAAAACGATGGTTTTGATCAAGCTGTTGAGTTTTCTGCTTGGATTAGACTTAAAGAGTATTTGCACGAAAACAATTTGAAAATAGAAAAAATGTATGTGAGATTTAGATCGAATATTTTTTATCCTTTAGAAGATTATTGTGAAGGATATTTTTTCTCTATGGGTATCATTGGTATGATGTCATCTGCTGAAAATATAAATTTTTATATATTGGGTTCTATCAAGAAAGATGTTGTTAGTTTAAAAAAGATAAAAGTTCCAGAACTAATAATTTTTGATGAAGAAGAAAGAAACATTTCTGATTGTACTGAGCAACAAGTAATTTTAAATACGAAAGAAAATTATGGCAAAGGAAAGATCTTCAAACAGTAGATATGAATCTAGGCATGGTGGTGGTTGGATAACTCCAGCACAGTTTTTGGCTGAGTTAATGTGTGAGCGTTTTGCCAAACAAAATCGTCAAGACATACCTCCAAAATTTTGGGATAAACAACCTTGGAAAAAAGAGTTTTTCAAACAGCTTTCTTTGGCAAACAAACTTTTAGAAAAATATGATCCAGCATTAGTTTCTAAGGCGTTAAGATCACAAGAAGGCAAAAAAATATTTTCTTTAGGTGCTCCTTGGTTAATAAAACTTATAGAGTATGAAGAATATAAGTTTAAGGAAGCAGATGAGAAAAAGGTTGAGAAAGTAGAATTTTTGCCAATTAAAAAGTCTTTTGTTTCAAAGAAATCAACACTAAGTAAATTAAAGGATATTGAAAATGAGTGATGAAGTAGAAAAAATAATCAAAGAAGTATCAAAACAATATGGTGCTGGTATTGCAATAAATGCAAGCGATTTGTTAGATGAAGAAAAGCATGTCATACCGCTTTCTCCAGCTTTAAATCTTGGTTTGCATGGCGGTATACCAGAAGGTTCTTGGGTCACATGTTCTGGTCATCCAAAAAGCGGAAAAGAACAACCTATATCTGCTCTTGTTTACACTCCAAATGGACCTAAACCAATTGGTGAGTTGATGTTAGGTGAACATGTATGTACGCATGATGGAAATTCAGCAGAAATTCTTGCTATTTATCCACAAGGAGTTAAAGATGTTTATCGCATAAGTTTTTCTGATGGAACATTTGCAGAGTGCGGATTGGATCATCTTTGGTCAATTAAAACAAAAGATCATAAAGATTTTGTTGTTAGACAACTTAAAGATTTTATCAATGATATTTATTACAAGTCTGGAAAAGTAGCAAAATATTCTATACCAATTTCTACTCCTGCATTGTTTAATGAAACAACTAAAGAGATTTCTCCATACATAATGGGCATTTTTCTTGGTGCTGGAATTTTTGGAAAAAATTCAACATATGTAACTCTTGAAAAAGATTTAGATATTGTGAATGAAATGTCTGATAGCGATAAAAAATATATAGTTTATGACAATGAACCCAAAAAAATCTCTGCTAAAAATTCTAATCCTTTTATAAAGCTTGGACTTTTTAATATTGCAAATAACCAAAAGTTTATTCCCCCAAAATATTTATTTGATGGCGTTTATAATCGAACAAGATTAATAACTGGCATTTTAAAAGTAGCTGGATATTTAACTAAAGATAAAAGCTTGACTATTACAGTATCAAGTCAAAGACTTGCAGAAGATATTGTCACACTCGTTCAATCTTTAGGTGGAATAGGCAACTATTCTGTTCACAAGAACAAAGGTTCAAAAAGATATGTCTGCATATTAAAACTTAACATTTTACAAAAAAGAAAAAATAAATTTGAAAGAAAAATAATATCTGTAAAAAAAGTAAGAAAAGAAGAGTGTGTTTGTATTACTATAAACACTAAAGATGGTTTGTATTTAACTAACAACTTTATAGTTACACATAACACCTTGACCTCACTTTCTTTTGCTGCACAATGTCAAAAACCTGAGAATGGTGGTAGACATGTGTATTATCTGAACATTGAAGGTCGATTGAAGCCTATGAACCTAAAGGGTATAGCTGGCTTAAATTTAGACAAGATGACAATCTATAGGTCTACTCAAGATAAGATTCTTTCCGCAAAGGACTACCTAAATTTGGCTTTTAAAGCCATTAATACGCATCCAGGAAGTTTGATCATTATAGATAGTGTTTCTGCCCTATGTGATGAAAAAGAGATGGATGAGGGCATTGGGTATGAGAATAGAGGGGCTGGTAATAAGCTTTTTGCTGGTTTTTGCAGACAAGCAGCCAATATAGTGCCAGTACAAAACTGCATTGTTTGGGCGATTATGCACTTAACCCAATCTCAAGGCATGTATGGTGGTTATACAGAAAAAGGCTCTAGAACATTGCAGTATCAAGCAGATGTTCAAATGAGGGTTAAATTTGATAAAGCT